CCACCGAGCAAATCATCTTCGTCGGTTTCAGGGTTAATTTGAACCCTAATAAATTCTCTGCCAGCTTTTGCACAAGCTTGCTCGACCATAAATGTTTTACCATTTCCAGATAGACCGGAAATGTAAGTAGGATAAAACATTTCTGATTTAATAATTTTCATAATGTCTGTGTAAGGACCCCAAGCAACGAATGTTGGATCGACTTTAGCAAAAGTTCTTTCTTCGTTTCCAACTGAGGTGACAGAAGAAGCCATTTGAACTGCAGTTGCTGGAATAGGATCGGCTGGTGCGATTTCTGGTAATAATCCAGCTAAAGAATAAGTACCGATTTTAACACGGTTAGCTGGTGTAAGTAAAGGATAATAATCCTTTTGGGTATAGCCAAAGGACTTAGCAACATCTTCGATGATTGCTCTACGGAAATCCGTTTGACCAGGAAATTTCTTAGCTATTTCATCTAAGATAATTTTGGTTGATTGTTTCATTTCACTTATTTGCATAATATATTAACTCCTTAATTTTTAAATATATACGGTCATTATACCGTAATCCAGAGAGATTGTAAACCCCCCTTTCGTGAACTTTCCGTGAACTTATGCCACCTCCTTACCGAATGATGTCATAAGAACTTTAGAAAGTTTCTTATCTTTAGCGAAAGATTTAAATGCTGTTCTAAGTTGAGCATCACTCTCCATGCCAGTAGTAACGAAATCTTTGTCTTCTGCTTTTAACGTTTGACCACCTTTGAGCAAGTAGTATTTGTCGTATCCTAAGCAGTTGTCTATTTGAACACATTTGTTTTTTCTGTATTCTTTAGCAGCTTCTTTTTTAAAATCTCTATCTGCATCGTAGTCATAACCATTCTTGTCGTTATTAATAATGTATAATCTATCTCTCCAGTGTCTAGCTTGGTCAGCCATAAAGAATCCAATGGTTTTAGTATTGTATCTTTTAGAAATGTTTTCAAGTAATTTTTTTGTTGCTTTTTGTCTACCACCAATCTTAAGCATTTTACCATCGATAATCATTTTAAAATTGTTCCATTTGGTTTCAGTCTTTTGGTCTTCTAATTTGTAATCGTGTACAGAGTGGATGCCGTTAGCATCGCCATCTGTAAATGTGACCAAATTCATTTTTTGAACATTGTGTTTCTTTTTAAATTCTTTTACTAAAGTGTGTGCAACGACTAACGCTTGGTTAAGCGGAGTTGAACCCCATTCTTCGTAAGTAGATAAGTCGTGAGCCCAGTAAGCATTTCTAGAACTTTTTCTAGTATACATGTGCTGAAGTGAATCTTCGAAATCTGCTTTCTTAAATGTAGAAGAACAAATTAATGGCATGCTTAATCCATCCATATCTAAGTCACCATCTTTGTATTTGAAACTGTATTTAAAGGTGCTTGATTTACTTTCGTATCTTCTAGAAAATCCTTTGTTAGTACTAGTAAATCCATAAACATCAAATGGTATATTAACTTGTTTACAGAATAAAACTAAGTGGATTAGTTGGTCCATAACTTGTGCCATTGATTGAGCCATTGAACCAGAAAAGTCTACGATTAAAATCATACCGTGGTTTTTAGCATCTGCTAAAGTTGTCATTTGTGCAAAGATGTCTTCGTTAGTTTTGTAAGACCAAAGTTTGTTAACATCGATACGACCAGTTTTAGCTGTTTGTGCCCTTGTCCATTGGTAAGCTGATTTCTTTTGTTCGAATTCTTTAACAGCAAAGTTAACAGATTTTTTAACTTTCTTAACGTATTCTTTATAACCTTTAAGTGAATCTTCGCTACGTTTAGGTCTATCTTCTTTTAATTTATCGTAAGGAATAACTGCTATATCAACAGCTTCTTTTCTGATTTGATTAATAAGAGTAGGTTGGTCACCATCTGAATCTGTATCTAATAATTCACCTTCGTTTCTTCTAAGAGCTTCATCTGTTCTGGAAACATCTTCTTCTGAATATTCAGGATTAGCGGATATAGAACCTTCTTCGCCATCTGCATCTTCGCCTTCTTCTCCATCTTCTTCTGAAGCTTCTTCGCCATCTGCATCTTCTTCTGATTCACCATCTTCTCCAGGAGTAGAGCTTTCTTCGCCTTCTTCTCCATCTTCGCCTTCTTGGCCAGGTTGAGAAGATTGTTCTTCTTCATATCGTGGAACTTCTTGGTCATCGTGACCGTTGCTAGTAGGGTCATCTGAATCTTGTGGAGTAGAACTTTCATCTTGTTCTTGTTCTACTGGTTCTAATAATTCTGGTTGATTTTCTTTTGTGTATTTTAAAATATCTTTAGCTAATTCTACAACTTCTTCAAACGTTTGTGTAGTCATCATTCTATCTAAGAATACTTGTTCTTCTGCATTTAGTGGAACTTCTTGTAGGTGAGCTAATTTTGCTTTTATATTTAATTTGTCGATAAGTTTAACTTCGTCCCAATTTAGACCATCTAAATCACCAAAGAATTTTCTATCGTATAAAACCCTATAACCACGTGCCATAGGACCAACTAGTCCTGGATATATATCTTTAATAAATCTTTCGATACGTGCATCTTCTACAACGTTTAGGTATGACCTTGGAGCACCTTCTAATTTTTCTGGACTATCGTGCCATCCTTCAAAAGGTGTATGTAGAGCGTGTGATACTTCGTGACCAACTAAAAGGTCGTATACATCTTTACCCATATCTTTCCACATAGGTAAACCAAGTACACGATTTTTAACATCGAACCACGCAGTTTTATAATTACCATGTTGAATAGTAATATTTTCTTTTGCGAGTAGCTTTGGTAAAACTGAACTTTGTAACATTAAAACTCCTTACTTTTTTAATTTAATATGTATATTCTACCACGAAACAAGATAAATGTAAACCCCTATTTATAAAAGTTCACGAAAAATTCACGTAATTATCTTATTTTAGAAAAGTTTTTAGATTTAAAAAACTCTATTTTGGACCTAAATTTGTTTTCTAGTACATCGCCTTTGTGCGATATAATAAATGTATTTGAATCCGAATCTAGTGTATCTAGTATCTTAGTTAAGCTATCTACACCATCGTGGTCCAGAGAACTATCAAATGTCTCGTCGAGTATTAAGAGATTTGTTGCTGCACTGTTTTTTAGTTTAGCAATTTGTCTCCATGTAAAGAGGAGACTTAAATCTATCCTTTGTTTCTCTCCTTCTGAAAACGATGCATAATTAAAACTATCTCTATGACGAGAACGGATTGTTTCATTAAAGTTTTCATCTAAATGGAAAGCAACAAAGAAATCTAATATTTGTAGATACTGATTAATTAACCTATTCATAACAGGTAAATATTGCTTAATTACTTTTGTTTTAATTCCTGTATCTTTTAACATTTCCCCAATCACTTCATTATATGTTCTTTCTTCTACATACTCTAATTTCTTTTCTGTAAAAGATTCTTTTGATTTACGAGAATCTTTTAGTTCTTTCTTTGCAGTACCAGTATCACCAGTTTGGCTATTTAACTGATTTATTTCTTTTTGGATTTTATCAATCTCTTTTTGTACAACAGATATTCTTTCATTGTTAGAATTAATTCTTTGTTGTTTTTGTTTTAACTGATTTGTTTTATCAGCAATATCCTGCATTTCTTTTTTCAGATTAGCTAATTCTTTTTCAACGCCAGCTTTTTCTTGTTGTATACCTTTTGCATCGTTCTGGATAATTTGTATTTTCTTTTCTTTTAGTTCTGGTCCTACATCTTGGTCACAAGTTGGACAATGGTCATTCTCTTCATAGAACCTTGCTTGTTCCACAAGATCTTTTATCTTTTGGTTATAATTTAAATCCAAACTATTTAACTGTGAAGATTGTTGTAAGTTGTCTTTATGTCTTTTCTCTTCTTCTTTTAATAGTGTTTCTAATCCTTTACCAAGTTCTTTCGATTCTTCAAATGTTTCTTTTATTGTAGCTTTGTGTACTTTAATCGAATCTCTTTTCTTTTCTATCTGGTCTTGGTTAAGACTTTCTAAATCTTTTATGTATTTAGATTGTGCAGTTATTTTAGTTTTAAGTAATTCTATTTGATGGTTAATATCTATCAGTTCATCTTTTATTTTTGTATTACGTTCTTTTAATAACGTATTCATTTTAGAAAAGATATTAATATCCAAAAGATCTTCTATTACACTTCTTCGAGACCAAGCAGGTAATTGCATAAACGGAATAAAAGAACTAGAACCTAATACAACTACTTGGTGAAATGATTTGTGATTTAGTTTTAATATATTTTGTTCTAAGAACTTTTGGTAATCTCTTGCGTTAGATGATTGGTTAATTAAATTACCATTTTGCCAGATTTCAAACTTTGCTGGTTTAATTCCACGTACAATCTTAAACTCTTGTCCACCAATATCAAACTCAACTATCACTTCAGTTTTCTTTTGGTTAATAGAATTAATTAATTGATTTTTGTTTATATCTCTGTGCGGTTTATTAAAGAGTGCAAAAGACATTGCATCTAATAATGTAGATTTACCAGCACCATTTTGTCCCACAATTAAAGTTGTAGGTGATTTATCCAATAAAATCTTTATAGGATCGTTTCCAGTGGATAGAAAATTCTTCCACTCACATGATTTAAAATGTATCATAATATCTCTAGGTTTTGTGCTTCAGTATATAACTTACGCAATTCGACTTTGATATGGTCTTTATCCAAGTCGGTTTCTACTGCATCGACATAAGAGTCTAAAAGATGGGTAGTATCTTCTAGGGATATTTTCTCGTCTTCTACGCTTTCTCCCAGATACTCTTCGAAAGATTCTGCAATCTTTAGCTCGTATGTTTCAATGCTATTTAATTTATCAACAAACTTATCAAACATGTATAAGTCATTTTTATTTATAACGATTAATTTTAGAAAATGTTTTTCATATTGACTAACATCTACATCATTGTAATCTATTTTATTATCATCATATACAATCTTTTTAAACATAGTAATCGGATTTCTTACCGCTTCTAGTTCTCTTGTTTCAGTATCTAATATATGAAAATATTTTGGGTCATCTACATCTGCCCAGGTAAATTCCATTTGACTACCTAGATAGTGTACATTATCTTTATGACTTTTAGTATGGAAATGCCCAGATAAAACTTGTTCGAATCTAGAGAATACATCAGCACTCATTCCGTGTGGGTTTGGCATTCCCGCCATCATATCGAAACCCTTTAATTCTAAATGCGCACCAAGAATAGGTGCTTTACATTGCAATGCCCATTTTGTATATTGTTCATAGTTAGCATTGTTTATCCATGGTATAACAGCAACACCAAGACCATCGTAATCTAATACGGTTGGTTCCATAATAATGTTAACGTTGCTAGTAAAATATCCTAATAGTTCTTTTAAGGAACATAACTCATTGGTGTTTTTAAAATAAACATCATGATTTCCGGGTATAATATCCATGGTAATACCAGCATCCCGCATAGGCTCAAGAAAATGCTTCCTATTAGCATTAAGTGCTTTAAAGTTAACAAATTTTCTGTGCTCATAATAATCCCCAAGATGTAATATATTTTTAATGTTATGTTCTTTTAAATAAGGAAAGAATACTTCTTCATAGAATCGTTCTTGGTATTGTAAAAAGATGTCAGATGAATTTCGGACACCACAATGCGTATCGTTTAATATAGCTACCTTCATACTACCTCATGAAAAGTTCTAGCTTTTCTCTTTCTTTTTCTTCTTTAGCAAATTCTTTAATTGCTTCGTCTTTCTTTCTAACAGTGGTTATCCTCTGTCTAAGTGTATCAACATAACTCATAGTTTGTTCGGCACCTTCTGCATCCATTCCCATTTCAACAAAATCGTCAATGCCCATTTTTTCAATAAACTTAAATTTAATTTCTTGTTGCTTTTTCTCTTTCGTAATTCTACGGATAAAAGCATAGAAACAAATTTGTGTAAAATAACTAAATGCGTTAGGATTACCCGTACGCGTCGCAGTATCGATATTATAATTATAGATTGCGCGTAGACAATTTTCTACCGCGTCCATAACCATTTCTTCTCGATAAGTATATCTTACGAAGTTTGGTCTGTGTGATAAACCTTCTGCTATCTTTATAAAGCATCTTGCGATATAGTCTGTGACTTTCGGTATATCTTTGTCTTTGGACCGTGCTTTGTCGCATTCTTTAACGTATTCTACTACTGCTAATGAAAACTCTTTATTGTTTATATAATGAGCTTTGTTCTTTTTATTTGCCATAAAATTATATCTCCATTTTTTAATAGAAGGTTATATTATACCATAGTTTTAAGAGAAAGTAAATCCCCTAATTTTTTTCGCCTAGGGGGTTTACAAATCTTGTTTTATATGATATAATAATAGAGCATTCCCGGGGGATAGAGGTACTAGTGTAATATCTTCTTCTTAGTACCAAATTCACCTTCTTCAAACATATCATGCATTTCTTCCTGCACCTGCATCTCAAGCTCTTCCATTTTCTCCATAAGAGATTCGGTTGATTTTGATTGTAATTTAATTGGTGGTGGAGGATTCTTTTTTAAGCTTAATACAAATTTAATATAAGCTTCTTCTACGTCTTTTGATACCGGTGTAGAGTTAACTACATTACCAAAAGCAATCTTAAAATTCTCTTCATCAGAAAAAGGAAACCAAGGACTAAATTGATAAGAACTAAGTAGTCCTGATGTAATCTGTACTGGCATTTCTAAGTACCAGTTATCTTTGTTTTTAGAGTTAACTGCAGCTAATATCTGTTCACCGTTAACTAATTTAAAATGTCTTACTTTGTGTTTATCCATTTATATATTTATCTCAAATAATTCATAATCAAATTTTTCTTTACTATATATTTTAATTCTTTCTGCGGCGTGTTCTAATGTATAATTCTTTTTTTGTTTCCAATGTAAATCATCTGCAATATCATACACCGTTGTATCTTTATCAGATTTCCTAAGTCCTCTTCCAATAGATTGTAATACACGAATCTGACTCTTAGAGGGTGAAGCAAATATTAAATTATGTAGTCTCTTTATATTTATACCAGTTGAGAACGTACCTAGTGAAGCTACAATAATTGCATTCTGTTCTTTTTCGGTTATCGCACGTACGCGCTCTCGCGTGTCCACGTCCGTCTCGCCCGAGACATAAAAAAGCTTTCTATCTTTACCTTTCAGTTTTTCTTTTAATATGTTATGTAAGGGCTTTCCATGCTTTTCAACGTAATTAAACAGGATTAAAGTATTACCTTCTTGGTCAATAGCAAGATTAGATATAAAATTATTTCGTGGTGTATATCGTACAATAAAGTCTATTTCTTCTTGGTATTTTAATTTAGATATTTCTTTACAGTGTTCATCTTTATATTTTAACAATAACATTTTAATATCTAATTTAGCTAATTCATCCGAATCTATTAAATCTTTTGTTGTTGTCACTTTATGCACTGGACCAAATAAACCTTCTAATACTAACTGATGTGTTTGTGTACCATCTAATGTACCAGTTGTTCCTATTCTATATTCTGCTTCTGTACATTTTTCCATAATAGATGTAAGAGACTTAGCTTTAAACTGATGTGCTTCATCACCAATTACCATTCCAAAGTTCTGAAAAAATGCCGCTGGTTTTTTGTAAATAGATTGCCATGTAGATATAACTATTCTTTCCATCATTTGTCCTTTCTGTACACCACCATGTATTTTATTTGCCCATTCTTCTATTTGGAAAGAATCATCTTTTCTACTATAATCTGCAAAGTCAGAATACATTTGTTCTACTAAAGAAATAGTAGGAACAATAATTAAAATCTTTTTACTAGGTTCGTTATCAATGTACCATCTAGAAGCTAAGTAAATAATTAAAGATTTACCAGATGCAGTTGGAGATAGTAATAGTGAATTTTTGTTTGTTAGCGCGTGTCCTAGCGCGTTTAATTGATAGTCTCGTGGTTGAATAGGTACTTGGTTTGCTGTTATATTTAAATTATCTAACCATTCTTTTGGTATATATTTTAGATTTTTTTCTGGTTCTAAGCTACCATACCTCTTAGAAGTAGTGCTTATACACTCGTAATCTCGGTCTAACGCAAATTGTTTTAGGTACTTATACAAACCAATGTATAAAGTTTTCTTACGTGAATCAAACAGGCGAATTTTACCATCCCAATATTTATTGCGATATGCCGGCATAAATTTATATCCAGGAACAAAGAAACAGAAATGTTCTGTTAATTCCATTTCAATACTGGGATCGGTTTCGATGTACATGAACGCGTGGTTCTTTTTGACTATCTTTATTTGGTCCATTATAATATTTGTTTTAATCTTTCAATAGTACTATTTATATCAGTACAAAGATAATCAAATATGTACCAATTTATAAACCTTCTTGCGTCTATCGGGTCATGCCAGGATAAATCATAAACTAAATCTTCTAATTGTGTTAAAGATTGTAATTGTTTAGTCACCCAATGATATTCTGGAAAACCATAAGATATGATTGGAACATCGTGCATTAAGCATTCTATTCCTGCTGTACTATTTTCTAGTATAGCAACTCTTGTTTTTGGTAATACTTCGTGAATATTAATATAACCTTTTATAACATGTATTCCTTGTTCTTCCCAATTTTTTATTTGTTGTAGTTTTCCTTTTTGACTAGGATGTAATTTAACTACAATTGGAAAGGTTGTTCTTTTAGATACTTTTTCTACAATCTGGCATACCTTTTCCCAATGATTACCAAATCCAAAACCATTTACAGTTTCATCTTTTGGTTGTTGACATATAATTAAAATATGTTCTGATGGTATCTCTTCTTTTGCATTGCGCCATTTTAATAAAATAGAATCATCCCATTTATTTGCTCTTTCTTCTTTCCATATATGGATTTTTATATCATGGTTAATATCATATTTTTTGTATATTCTTGGTTTATTAAATGCTATAGAAGAACTATTTGCATATCCAATAGTATCGATTGCAAAGTGTTTAGATGTTGGTGCTGTGGGTTTTACGATAAGATTATTATTGGTTTTAATTTCTTGTTCATGACAATGATTATAGATGTGCAAATCAGGGGTATCAGATTCCGTATGTCCTAATGCTTCTAATGCTTCTTTTACTATAGGATAATATATTTTACCGATTCGAGAATATCGGTAATCATTAAATTTAAATTCCACTGGTAAATTTTCTCCACTCTATCATATTCTTTATAGTTTGGTGGCGCCATTTAATACTATCTAATATCTCTTTTAAAGTATTACATAGTTCTTCTTGATATGCTATCTTTTTCTGATGTTCTTGTATTGTAGGGTCAGAGTCATAATACTTATCCATATCTGATTTCAATACTGTTAAACCATTTAACGGGTCGTAGTCCCAACCTTTTTCATCTAATTCTTCTTGGCTTAGTTTACCATTATAATGGTTAAATTTATCTTTTAACAATACTTTAAATTCTAGTTCTAATTGTTTTAATCTTAATTTACTGGTGCTATATAATTCTAAATACTTCGAATGAAGTTTTGCTGTTTCTCTGGAAGATTCATCTAATGCCATCTCATCGATAACATTATCTTTTTTCCACATTTCTAATACATTTTCTAAATTCATAACTACATATTATACCATATTTTAGGGAAAAAGTAAACCCCTATCTAAATTCAAATGATGTGTATTTTAATACTAAGTCTGCTTGTACGTATTCTATATCCGTATTCTGTGCGTTGAATTCGACAGCACTTAGGGATATTGGAAATACCCCCGAGAATGCTATCTCTTTATTAACATTATTATGTGATGACATTATTTGTAATACAGCGTCAAACTTATAGTTTTTATCTGCATCACTTTTTTGCGCACTATTAGATAACCAATTAAAGGTTTCTATATAGTTTTCCATATTTTCGGTCACATTAAATCTTATTGCAAGGTCGTCGAATCCCATTCGATCCCCGGTAAATGCAAGATTAACTCCTTTATATGGTACTGGGACATCACCCAGGCTTATCCCGGGTAATGTCACTGCTGTGCAAAAGTATTCCAAATTAGGAAAACTCGTGTTATCTATTTTAAAATTAAACCCCACCGGGCTTAAAAAGTTTTTATTTGTTGTTAATGCCATTTATAAAAAATTTTTAATAACTTTATTTAGTCTACTTGATTTCATAATACTATGAAATTTTGCCCAAATAGACCTCGTGTCTGTTGGGTCCGATAACAAAAGATACCAGCCGATAAACGAAAATGGTATCAACAACATTAATGTTGTTTCTATCATACTACTATTTATACGACTTAAAATCATAAACATAAAAAAAGGGGCACCGAAGTGCCCCCTTTTATGAGTATTGTGACTCGGTATTACACCATAATGTCGTCAACTCTGAAGATTCTGAAGTATTGGTTGCTTCTATCTGAACCGATAGTACCATCAATAGCTACGTAAGGGTTAGCAATCATGCCGTACCTTGTTTTGAATCCCATTCTTGGTTGGAAGTCGTTCTCCCCAACTGCTTTAACCATAGTTAAAGGAACGTAAGGACAATAGAATAGTCCAGCGTCGTATGGGTTAGAACCTCTATAACCAACACAAGCGAAGTCAACAGTTGAATATGGGTCAATATAAACCTTCATTCTACCGTTAAGTACACCTGCGAAAGTGTTACCAGTGTCATCAACATTCAAGTTAGCTGATAAAGCTGGAGTGTAGTCTAATAGACCAGCAGCTGCTAAAGCTGAAGCAACGTCTGAAGAACAAAGTACGAAATTACCTTTTCCTCTTCTTGTTTCTTTAGCGATAACGTTAGCTTCTCTTTCGAGTTGCATAATTAGACCTTTGAATTTCTCAACCATCCATCTACCATCTGAGTCAGTAGCAACATCAAATATACCTGATACTGCAGTTGAAGATTGTAGAGCACCGATTTTAGCAGTTTTTAGAATACTTCTAATAACTTCTCTGTTGATTTCCGCTAGGATCTCAGCAGATAGGATATTAGCTAATTCACCTTCTGCGTCTAAACCGTGAACAGCTTTAAGGTCTTGTGCTAGTTCCATTGTGTACTCAGCTTTTAGCGCTCTTGATTTAGCTGTGACAGTAGCTTTCTCGATTGTGAAAGCCATTTCACCGAATGAACCATCTCCTGATTCACCAACACCTAATCTTTCCGCAGCGGCTGTGGATAAACCAGAACCGAATGTGGAGACTGTGTCAGCTTCGTCAGCGATTGTTGCATCAGTGTCAGCGTCAGTTACGCCGGATAACCCAGTTGGGTCAGCTTGATGAGTACCAGTACCAGAGAAGTCTGTGTCAGCTTCGTTGTATAAAGCTTCTGTTCCACTCTGTGAACTGTATTTTGACTTCATTGCGAAGATAAGACCAGTTGGTCCAGTCATTGGCTGAACACCGGCAATATCATAAGCAATCAAGTTTGGCATTGCTCTCCTTACTAAAGAGATTAATACTGGGTCGAAAGTTCCAATGTTATTTGGAGCTGATCCTGAACCAATATTGTTAGCAGCAGCTGCCTCGGAAATGAAATTTCCTTGAGCTTGTGCTGATTCTTCTTTAAGAGCAACCTCTTGGTTTTCTAACAGTCTAGCTGTGACAGCTTTTCTGTAGCGATCATCAATACTAGGAGCACTCTCGTGGTCTAGTACTGGGGACCATTTTTCGATTAATTGTGAATCTGCGTTAAACATTTGTTTCCCCTATAGATTACTATTTGTTAAATTTTGTTATAGCCTGAGTGTATCTAGACATAACATCGTTAAGTTCTTCAGCCGGAGCTTCGTCTTCGCCTGCTATGCTGTTTACTTCATCAACTGATTCGTTAACTTCACCTTTGAAGTATGATTGTTTGATAGTGTCAACTTTCTGTTCGAAAGCTTCTTTGTTATCAAACTCTACATCTTCACAAAGTTTAGCTAATTTCTCAGCTTCTGTTTCTGCAAGCCCTGAAGAAGCATTTCTAACAACTTCGTCTTTCTCGAAAGAAGAGACTTGGCTGTGTAAAGAAATATTTTCTTCTGTGGATTTATTTAAAGATTCTTCTAGTTCAGATACTTGGTCGGCTAAATCGTCGATTAAGTCTTCTTTACCTTCTGGAACCTCGATATAATGTTCTTTGAACACCTGTTGCAAGGAAGTCATAAAGTCTTCAGCAATCTCGGTTTTAAGACCTTGACTTACTGCTACTTCGTTTTCTTTCATCCAATTTTCAACAACGTAGTTTAAGTAAGAATCTACTTTCTCTACTAGCTGAGCATCGATGTCTGAAACTTCTTCTTCCAAGTTTTGCGCATATTCTGCTTCTAAACGTTCAACTTCTTCTGCAAGTTTGCTAGTTAGCACTGCTTCGAATATAGTTGATGCTTTATCACGGAATCCATCTGAAAGAGTAGCCTCTTCTGAGATGATTGTGTTAAGATCTTCGTCGAAATCAACTGCTTCTACTTTAGCCTTTGCTTTCAGCTCATTTTTCTTTTTAGGTAAAGAACCTTTTAGAGCTTTGTCAAAGTCTGCAGTTTCTGCATCGTTGTCTTCGTCGACTTCATCTATCTTAGTCATCTTAGCGAATAGCTTTTGCGCGTCCTCTTTTCTTGCTGATTTTAACATATCAACAGCAGCTTGAATTACACCAGCTTTAGTTTTAGGAATATCAACCGCTTTAGGTTGTACGGACTCTTCTTCGTGTTCCGCTTCTTTTTTCACTTTAGCTTCTTCCAAGTCTTCAACAGACTCTTCTTGTATTTCAACTTCCTCTTCAGCACCTTCGATTACTAGTTCTTCATCGTTAAGTACTTCTTCGGAAGCTTGCTCTTGAATGTCTTCAGCGTCTAAGTTTTTAACGTCTTCTGACATGTCGTTCTCCTATTATTTTTTAGAGTTTACAAGTTTCGAGAGGAAATTTTTAAATGCGCGAATCTCTACATCCGAGGATGCAGTATTCTTTGCTGTTTTTATTTCAGTCTCAATTATTTCAATGTCTCGTGCTTTTAATATTCCATTGTCCCATACCCATTCTACTCCTTCCATGATTCCATTTACGAAAGCTTCGGGAGCAGATGGGTCTTGAACAATATCTACGGTGGCTAACATAAAGTCTTTACCGACGTAGTTAGTACCGTTCTTTTGCACAAGGCTTCCCATTCCACGACTTGATACACCAAGCTTAACTCCACCTTCGAGCAAACCTTCTACGATTTGTCCCATAGGGGTTTTAAGAATTGATGCTTTTCCTACAACATTACTTCCCTCCCATTTGAGTTCTGTAATCTTGTGAGATACCTTATCCAGATTAACAGTTGGACCTTCCGGGTGATTTAACTCACCAACTGCTCTTCCGGTAGAAACCTGCTCTTTAACATATTTGTTAACAGCAGCTTCTAAAATCTTTTTCTCATATATTCTGCCGTTCCTATTCTTGGCATCGGCTTGCATGAATACACCTTCAATAACATGTGATTTATTACCTTTTTTATCTTCAGTAATATAAGTTGTTATATCACTATCGTTGTATTCTGCTATAAGTTTCATAGTTGTCCTATTCTTCTTCTGCTTCTGCTGGTGCTAGTTCTTGCTCTTCGTCATTTTCCATACCAGTACCAGGTACTTCTTCCGGTTCTTCAACCTTTCTTTGTACCATACCAGAAGCTAATTCTACTTTTTTAGCGTCTAAAGCATCATTCATTTTTCCAGCCATTGCTGTGTTAAATGCTTTTTCAGCGTTTACATTATCACCATTTCTTAATCTATCAATAATGTCTTTTATAGTTTCACTCATCTCAAATTTCCTCGTCTGTATTTATTTATAATTTTTTAAGTCTTAACCGAACCTAGGATCGTCTGGGTCTGGCATATCATTTTCACCACCTCTTTCTTCATCCTCGATTTGTTTGTTAATAGCTTCAATATCATCATCGTTAAACCTAAGAATATTCTTTTTCACCCATTCATTAGATATAAATCGGCCAATATGCTCGTCTAACGATCCTAACATATCAAATCTTTCCCTATATATTTCAGCTTCTTTTAATTCACTGAAATAGTTATCCTCAATATAGTCGAATTGTATGGATTCTTTCCATTCGTTCCATTCTTCTGATGTTATAACATTCTTTAACAATAGTTGTGTTTTTAACAATTGTATAAAAATGTCTGAGAATCTTTTTCTTAATCTATCAATAAACTTTTTAAATTTAACTTCGTCTCTTGTTATTTCAGAAGCTCTACCTAAACTAAATTGTGCTTCTTGTTCTAGTCTATTAATAGGAACGTTTAACGCTCTATATAATTTCTTTTGGAAATAGATAATATCATCTATTTGTCCTAAATTTTCTCCACCTGGTAATGTAGATATTTCCGTACCTCTTCCACCTTCACGTCTTGGTAAGAAGAAATCTTCTAACATACTCATGTGTTTCTTATCGTCTTTTATATCACCAGTCTTAGCATCGTAAACTAATTTGTTTCTATATTGATTCATAATACCACGTAAGTATTCTTCTGCTTTACCTTTTGGTAANNTTACCAACATCAATATAAAATATTCTACGTTCTGGTGCTCTAGATATTCTGTATATAACAACAGAATCTTCCATCATACGTAATTGGTTAACTGGCTTAATTGCTTTGTGCAAATAAGAAAGTATTCTTTTACGTGAAGAATCTAATACACCAGATGTTCCGTATGCTATAGCATCTGGATTAATTTTTAAACCTTGATTATATTTTCCTAACGCGTTATCTTGGAAAATAAAAAATTCTTTTTGTTTCTTAATAAGTTTAGCACCAGTCTTTGGGTCTTCCTCTTCTTCAATCTCTTTTACTTTACGTAATTTAGTTGGATCGATATATCTTAATTCTTGTATTCCTTGTTTCTCATTACCTTCTTTTACAATAATGTGATAAGGTAATCTTCCATCGATATACCATTTCCTAAATATATCGTGAGAATATGCATTAAAGTTCATGAGTGAGATAATGGTATCAAACTCTTCTTTAATCATTTTTTTAATTTTATCTGAAGCATCTAGTTTATCTAAAACTATATCAATTGGGACATCGTTATGGTCTCCAACAATTGCTTCATTTACAATATCTTCTACTGCTGCGTCACACTCTGGCTGTGCAGCAATATCACGATATTTCATAATTAAGTCGACTTCACTTTTTGCTTTGTCTCCGTCTAAATCTAAATAAGCACCAAAATGACCGCCCGTGGTTATTACACCAGCGCCGTCTTCATCCGTATTTGGTACGAAAGAAACTTTAGGTTTTTCTTTTTCCTGTCCCTTTCTGTTTATTTCGAATCCGAAAAATTCTGCCATATTATTATTTATTCCTGATATTATCGGGGGAAATTTCTTTCCCCCTCTAATATATTTATCCTAGTTTTAGCTAGTGGTATTTGACTCCCAGTATTGCATTTGTAGCTCTACAGTGAATTCTTCAATTGTGTTTTCCTGGTCATAGGCAACATCAATATTTGAAATGTTAGAAGGCCACATTCCTCGAATGTCTACCGTCTTAGTTACATTTCCTTCTTTATCAAGTTGTTCGATAATACCGTCAGCTTGATAGTCTGTAGGATTACTTAGCCCACTGTTGGAATTGTGACCATTAATACCATTACTCCATCTTTCGAAAGCGTTTCTAACTTCGAAACCTGCATCGTTGATAACTGTAATCTGCCATGGTTCAAAAGTTCTATCTCCAGCTATCTGAAGTTTTCTTCCTCTGAACGGGACTTCTACAGGTGCTACAATCGATGCCGGGAATTGACCTGCCTTACACATAAATGATGTAAGTTCAACGTCTCCTGCCGCGTATGATGGGAAGTTAACAGTACACTTGAATAAGTTTCCACGTGCACCACCGCCAACTAGTTTAGATTTAAAATCATCTACTCCTAAAATTGCCATGTTTTACCCCCTATACTCCTGCGATCTCGGAGAATTCGACTCCGGTTCTTGTTGCAATGAAGTTCAAAGTAATAAAGTTAATAGACCTTGCAGGCTTAATGAATATGTCTGCTACGAATCTATTTGAATCTATTACTTGACCTGTGTTATTAGTTGTGTCACAAATTACTTGGAAATCTGTAATACCTCTACGCCCTTTAACGTCTCTTAAGAATGGCTCAACTAAATTTCTAAATTGAGCTCTTGTAAATTCATCGTTGAATTCGAAAAGTTGTGCTTTAGCAGCTGTTGCTATAGCTTTTTCTAATACAATGAATAACCTTCTGACGTTAATCCTATCAAAAGCGGAAGGTCTGCTAAGTAGAGTTTTATCTCCAAATAACATCATACCTTCTCCAGGGAAAGATACTAAAGGATTAACACGTCCTTTATATAATGTATCTCTATCTGCTTTTTTAGGATTGAAAGCTAATTTTGTTGCGCCTAATAGTTGGCCTCGGTTAACACCTGCTGGTGAGAACCATGCATCTGCCACTCTATCAGTATTAGCACATAAGCCCGCTACGTGACCAGCTGCACCAATATATCTAAATACATCGTTGTATTTGTCATATACGTATAGTGCTGATGAATCACAGACTGCGTATGAAGTACTAGTTAAACCATTTGCAAATGTCATAACATCTGCTGCTGGGGTAGAACTTCCTACTGTGTCTTCTATCGGTGGTGATACAAATGCAACTAAATCTTTTCTTGCTTCTGCAATAGAGATTAAGTCTTCTGCAATTGTTTCTTGACCGTTAGCATCTGGACATGCAAACAATAAGTTAACATCAACAGTTTCTGCATCTTCGAATAGGTCATATCCGAAAGCTATTTCGCCTGTTGTTGGCTCGTTATCGTCAACTCCACCACCTAAGCTAAAGTCTATAGCCGCGTTGTGGGTGTCATATGCTGAGCTTCTTGATACTAATGTGTCTCCAGCGTTTGTTAGATTTGTGTCATCGTGATCGATCCACCAAATATATTCAGATTGTGAATTAATCACATCTTTATAATAGTTAGTAGTTCCATCAGTCTTCTTCGCATCTGCCGCTTGAGATACAAAGGCGAATGTTTCTAGGACTGTACCAGCTGTACCTGTCCATAATCCGTCTTCGTCAATAACTGCTACGTGTAATTCGTCATTAAAGTTGGCTTTACCTAAGCTGACTGCGTAATCAGATGTACCAGGAGCTCCATCGAATTCTCCTGCAAAAGGCCATGCTGAAAAGCTACTGATTCCTTGCGAAATCATAGAAACTTTTAAGCTATTTCCTAATGAACCTGGGTACTTAGCCGCCCATAAACCCTTACTTAACGAACCTTGGTCGTAGTTATTGTCATAATCATCTTCATTCTTAATAAGTTGTCCGTTACCATCGGCAGTCGCATTTAACATACCATTTGTGGCACAACGTACAACTTTCAGCGCGTTACCATATTTTAGGAATGCCGCTGCTGTAAGAAAATATTTCGCTGTATTGTCATCTGGAGTACCAAATTTTTCAGCTAGTTCTGATTCAGAACCTACTGTCACAATTTGGCCTGCTGGACCCCAGTTGAATGCGCCTGCAAATCCACCAATGCTGGTAGATACTGCTGGGATTACATTCGTTGCGTCTATTTCTTTAACCTGGACGCCTGGTGATACTTGAAATGCCATCGCTTTATCCTCTCATTTGTTGTTGTGAGTTAGTTTATAAGTTACATAATACGGTTATATTCAATACTTTTATTTATGATTTCTAGGTTTCTAAGTGTCGGTATCGTCTTCTTTACCGACGTGGTCGGATAATATAAACCTTCTATTTGGATTAACTGCAATCTTAAAGGTACTCATTAACTCTCTATTTACTAGCATTTCCGAAGCAGAATCAGTTGTAGTTAAAGCGATTCTTGTATTCGGATATGCTTTATTATTAAAATTAACCGTCATTTCAATAACGGGTCTTTTTTCTTGAACAGTTGGTAATCTTCTAGCAACTGAAACATCTATAATTTCAGATTTAAATTGTTGTCCATTCTTTTCCCAAATTGCGGTATCACCATCTATTTTTAATTTATCTACATGTAGCATAGAAGCATTTGTTCCATTTCCTGTATCAAATTTAGCACGGATTGGATGTTGTAATCCTTCTATTGTCACTCTTTCTATATAACCACTCTCTGTTCTAAATAGTGGTTTTCTATGTAATTCATGTGTAAAGTATTCTACTATATTTTCTAATACCTGTTCATCATTAATTTTTCCTAATGATTTACCATCTTCTAAATCATATCCATTAAAGTGTGAACGAATACCAGGTGAACCATTTATCTCTAATACATATAAATTACTTCCAACTTTACAGTGGTCAACACCACAATATAGTGCGCCAGTCGCACGTGCGGACTGCTTAACAAGTTCTTTTTCGTCATCTGATAGTTTATATGGTAAAGTTTTAGCTCCTAAGTGTACATTATTTCTAAATTCTTTATCATCTTGTTTAACACGCTCTGCAGCTCCTAATATCTTTCCATTTACTACTAATGTTCTTATATCAGATTTTATAGGTAAATATTCCTGAATAAGTAATTGTGCATCATATTTCCATAAGGATTGACAAACAGAAACTAATGATTGTTTACTTTCTGCAATCGAAACTCCAACACCTTGTGTACCAGTTAGTGTTTTAATAACTACTGGAAATTTACCACCTATTTTTTTATGTGCGCTATCTATAGATTTAACATTTGTTATTACAGAAGATTTAGGTGTAGGTATATTATTACGGTCCAGTGCAATTACGTTTGACATTTTGTTATCACATAACATCATAGATTCTAAGTCATTTACCATAAAGAATCCGTATGTACCTAAAGAAGAAACTAATGCTTGTGATGTTAAACTTTGTATTGCACCAGCTCTTACAAATACAATAGAATTTTCTTTAGATATTTCTATTTCACTATCTTCACCATCATAGTTCTGGAAAACAACAGAACCTAAATCTACATCTACAGAAGAAATAAAAGCTTCATCTACATTAATTAGCGTAAATTTCATTCCACGCTTTTTAGTTAATTTACCAACTATATCTGCAAATGTTCCTTCTTCTTCCCCAAGACCAAGTACAATACAATGTAGTTTAGAAGGGTCTTTTTCAAATACCTTCTTTTCAACTATCGGATTGTTTACCGATTCTTGCCATTCGTTAAAGTTTTGCATCTTACCAGTTAATTAAATTAGTATCTTCCTCGAACCATATAGTTCCGTCTTTGTCTTTAGTATATTTATGCTCTTCGTTTTTATCACCTAAATAACCAAC